AATATGTTCTTAATGTGGACATTACTTCCGATGAAATAAAGAAAAAATTTCCAAACATGGCAGGATATCCTATAATTATAATAGATGATGTTTCATATGATATAATAGAAACAGTAAAATTGTTTGTGGAAAAGGGTCTAGTATCTTCTAAGAAAAATGAGTGATGATTTACAAATAAATAAAGGTGTGGAGCTCATGCTCAGGAGGTCGGAAAGGGAACCAGAAAGAAGTGGTCTCAAGGTTAGACAAACATTCACACTTCTGAGTAAAATCATCTCTTTTAGATTAGAGTTTACTTGGGAGAATCGTAAGTAAACTCCGGAGAAAGAAAATGGATTCATCTTTAACGCTCTTGTTAACATCCTTCATGGTCCTAGGTTCATTGGTTTTGGGGACAACTATTGGATGGATAGCAAATGATGTCTTCGCAATCTATCTCCAGGCACAACAACCACAGGTCCAAATGCATCCTGAAATGTATGATGACGATGGTGTTATGATTCGTGAAGAGCTTTATTCTGTCCGCTTTATGGCAGACGAAGATGAATATGATTACGAAGATGAGGACTAAATATTAATACACACAATGAACTGATATGAAACTACTAATTTCAGAAATTCTACAAAAAGTCAGCAACGCAAAGACTAAAACTGAGAAAGTAAAACTTCTTCAAGAACATAACTCTCCAGCACTCAGAGCAGTTCTCATCGCAAACTTTGATGAGAGTGTAGTTTGTGAGTTGCCTGAAGGTAATGTTCCTTACACTCCAAACGATGCTCCCGAAGAGACAGAGCATACAACTCTTTATCAGGAGTATCGTAAACTCTATTATTTCTTTAAGGGTGGAGCACCACAACTCCAGCAAACTAGAAGAGAAATAATGTTCATTCAGTTGCTAGAGAATCTTCATTCTAAAGAGGCAGAACTTATCTGCTTGATGAAAGACAAGAAAATTGGTAAGCGTTGGAAGATCACCAAGCAATGTGTAGAAGAGGCGTTCCCCCAGATTGTATGGGGTGGACGAAGCTGATGAATTATAATGCCGAGCAAATTAAAATCTTAGAAAGTTATGCGATAAAAATTCTTTCACAAAATTGTTCTCCTGAGGCAGCAAAAGATAAGACTCTTCCTAGGGATAGTTATCTGATGTTTCTGGACAATGGTGAAGTCTCTTGGTTTGATATTGCAAAAGGAACTCGTAGCGATATTTTTGATGCCTATTACGATACGTTTGGTGGTGTCATTCAATCCATGAAATGGACTGACGGAACTGTGCCAGCAAAAACGTGGGGGTATGTAAGTCAAACTAAAGAAGTTAAGAAGAAAAAATGATGGGAAAGCATTATCTATTAAACCTATACGGGTGCTCGTTGTCTTTGTTAGACAACGAGTTTTTCTTGTGTGATCTATTAGAAAATGCTGCTGAAGCATGTGGAGCACACGTATTACAAACAATGTCACATCAGTTTAATCCTCAGGGAGTCACTGCGATTTGTTTGTTATCTGAATCACACATCTCCATTCATACTTGGCCAGAGAAAGGTGAGGCAGCAGTTGATGTCTTCACATGCGGTGATTCGCAACCAAAGATTGCTTGTGATATTATTATTGAGCAACTGAATGCCGCAAATTTTAAACTGGATTATGTAGAAAGGTAATTTGGTATCTAATGTTACAAAAATAATCTCATAGATACAATACGTTCATTCGCTATTCGGAAACAGCGAACGGAAGTAGGGAAACCGAAGGAACGCTCTTTAACATAACACTTAAGGAGAAACCTAATGTCACAAGCAACATACAGAGGTTGTCAGTATAATACCGACAGACCTAAAGAAGAATATCAGAAGTGGTATTCACAAACTCACGCACCAGCACATCCACAAAATACATATCGTGGTATTGCTTATCGTCCTTGTAGAAACGAGGAGGTAGGAAAATGAATTGGTTGAATTTAATACGTAAACAAATAGAAAAACAAAAGAGATTAGAAGTTGCTCAATATCATATGGCAACTCTAGGATGATACAAGAGGGCATGAGCCCTCTTTTTTTATAGATATATGTGAATGTTGCGATAGATGCCAGTGGAAAGAAGACAACTCAAAGATATTCTACACAAGTTAAAGGAAGTCGTAGAAGAATTAGAAGTAGAAATATATGCTGATAGTGAATCGTATATGTCCGGACCCAGATACACATCCTGTGATGACGATGACGGGTATGCTGATTGACAAGCACGACTAGGGATGCTACAATATGAATACATTGATTTGAAACACAATGGCATTACAAACATTTGATGTAAAAAAGCATATTAAATTAATCAAAAAAGCATTGAAGTCTGACTTTCTTTATAGCACTGAGGAGATTCATAAGCTCAAGATGGACCTTCGCAACCTAGAGAAAACTCAAGAACTGGTGAGGCAGCATCAAAGCAATGGTTTTGGTCAGTATGTCCGCCAACCAGTTGTGGTAGAGTCCACCATTGCGCCCGTAGTTGAACCTGAGGTGGTAGAATCTGTTGAAGTTGAAGTTATGGAGAGTGCTGATGTATGAGACCCTCACGGAGTTTGAAAGAGCACTCGCTCGTTTTGGTGATAAAGTTGGTCTCATTGCGGGACTTGAAATTGCAGACAAAATCTCTCCTGAAGAAGCTTATCAGCAAATCAAAGAACTCTATAAAGAACTTAAGACTCTCCGTAAACAAGAGAAGTCCGAATGGAATGGCGACAACATCCCAAACTAGAATTTGTTCTAAATGTTTTGAGGAAAAACCACTTGACAAAGAACATTATCAAGTTGTAAAGTCTTTTAAATACGGACATTCATACTATTGTAATGAGTGTAATAAACCAAAACCAAGAAATTAACAAGATGAATACAAAACTAATTGCTATCACTCAGGGTGCTGGTGATCTGATTGAACAGAATGCTCAAGAAGTAATCTCTTTCATTGCCCGTGTCAGCAACCCAAACAACCAACTAAACTTTGAAAGTGCTGCTGGATTGCTTCGGTATTGTATCAAGCATGAGCACTGGAGCATCTTTGAACACGCCTTCATGACCCTTGAGATCAACACTACCAGGGGTATTGCTGCCCAGATCCTCAGGCATCGTTCCTTCACCTTCCAGGAGTTCTCACAGCGGTATGCTGACACGAATCTCCTGGCTGATTCTCCAAAGGTTCCTGATCTTCGTAGGCAGGACACAAAGAATCGTCAGAATTCTATTGATGACTTCGGTGATTACATAAAGTTGGGATTACAGGGAGAGATTTCTGAATACTTTGCTCAAGGTCAGGTGCTTTATAATAGGTTGCTTGAGAAAGGAGTTGCTAAAGAGTGTGCTCGTTTCGTTCTTCCTCTTGCTACACCAACTCGTATCTACATGACTGGATCATGTCGTTCGTGGATTCACTATATACAATTACGTTCTGGTCACGGGACTCAGAAAGAACACATGGATATTGCTAAAGAATGTCAGTGTGTTTTTGCTGGTCAGTTTCCTAACGTTGCTGAAGCATTGGAGTGGATTTAATGGCAACCTATCCCGTAATCAATAATAAGACTGGCGAACAAAAGGAAGTGACCATGAGTGTTACTGAATGGGACCAGTGGAAGATAGATAATCCTGAGTGGCAGAGAGACTGGAGTGATCCATCTACTTGTCCTGCTGCTGGTGAGGTGGGGGATTGGAGAGATAAGATGACAAAATCTCATCCAGGCTGGTCAGATATTATGAAAAACAAAATCAATCCAAAAGCGAAAGCAATTGGAAACACATCCATTACTTCAAAATACAATTACTAATATGCCAAGAGCCAGAAAGTCGCGCAGCGCACAACAACCAGTAGCAAATGGTTACAATCGTAAGCAGATGAAGAGACGCAAGCCAATCTCTGCTGAGTATATTGAAACGATTGAACCTTTAACTCCAAGACAGGAGCAATTCTTTGAAGAGTATGGCAAAGGTCAGAATATCTATGCCTATGGTTGTGCCGGAACAGGTAAGACATTTCTGGCACTTTACTTAGCACTCAGAGAGATTCTGGATGAGTATAGTAACTACGAGAAACTATACATCGTTCGCTCTCTTGTTGCTACCAGAGAGATTGGATTCCTACCAGGCACACACGAAGATAAGGCAGACATCTATCAGATTCCTTACAAGAATATGGTAAGGAACATGTTTGATTTCTCTACTGATTCTGACTACGATAGTCTCTACGATAATCTTAAAGCACAAGAGACAATTAGTTTCTGGAGCACATCCTTCCTTCGCGGCACCACTCTAGATAATGCTATCATTATCGTAGATGAATGTCAGAACTTAAACTTCCACGAACTTGATTCAATCATCACCCGTGTTGGTCAAGACTCTAAGATTATTTTCTGCGGTGATGCTAGGCAGAGTGATCTGATCAAAACAAATGAGCGCACTGGTATCGTAGACTTCCAGCGCATTCTAGATAACATGGATGAGTTCTCGTTGATTGAGTTTGGTGTGGAAGATATTGTCCGCTCCGGTCTCGTCAAGTCTTATCTCTTAAGTAAAATTTCCCTTGGTATGTAATTAGTATGTTTAATCATGTAGTATTGCC